AAGCATTTGGCGAAATGCCATCCCCTCGAAATCCCCTCTGTTTTGGGTCGATTGGTACAAAAATTGGTACGGGTTAGATGCGGGAAAAGTCAGCTGTCAGCAGCCCGAAATTGCTCAGCGCCGGCCCCGCAGTCCCCGCGTGCTGAATTGTCCCGTAAGCCAGCGTGCATGTGAGGTGGGTACGCGCCAGACTGTCGAACCCGATCATCGGAATGGTCTTGATCCGCGTGTTGCGCTTGCCCGTGTCGGCGAGCACCACCATGGTACAGAGCTGGGAGATCAACACACCCATTTGCCCGTCAGTTGCACCCCAGGCATGGCGATAGATACCGTACCGATCCGCGTCGTCAATCTCAGTCGAGTTCCAGAAGCTGTCGCCCCAGTAGGGCAGCGGGGAATAGTAACCACCGCCTGCCGCCTGCCAGTTCTTGAGTAGTCCGCGAAACGGCACGATTGGCCAGCCGCTGTCGAACACGAGCTTGCCGTCCGCCGCCCACAAGCGCAGGCCAAAGCGGTCACTGCTCGGGGGCGCATCAAAACCACAGACCCGATAGCTCCAGCCTGTGTGCTGGCCGACTTTCGCTGAGTAGCTGTAATCGAACTTGTCCTTGCGGTAGAACAGCGAGTCGATGAACACGACCCGAAAACCTGTCCAGTTACCCGGCACTCCGACGTGAGAGAAGCGGCCAATGCCGCCGCCCGAGAAGTACGGGTTCGGCACGCCGAAGACCATCGGCGGCAGCACCGTGGTGATCGCGCGCGGGTAGACCGCCGTGCATGCGGAAGTGCCCTGCGCGTTGTAGCCGTTGCCGACCAGCCGAGTGACCCGGATGTCTCCGCCGAAGTAATGCGCCATCACTGGATGGTCTGGGCCGAGGATCAGGTTGCCCGCTTCGCCGCGGGCAAAAAAGCCGAAGTAGTCACTCATACGTTGGCGAACACGTAGACCAGGACGTCGAGCATGTAAGTGCCGTTGGCCATCGGCGGGTACAGGCGAATCGCCCCGTCGACCACTTCGACCGCCGGGATGTCAGTGCCGATGAACGTGCCCTGGCGCTCGTACCGCCCGGTATATACCGCGTCGGTCGCCAGCTGGGATGCAGGCGCTGCCACGGCAAACATGCCAGCCTTTGCGGCCGAGACGGGGAAACTGCGCACTTCCGCGCTTGCCCCGCCCGTCAGCCTCACCGTGGTGACCAGCCGAACGGTGAACGTCGATGGATCGAGGATCACTCGGCCGTTCTCATCCTTTATAAGGAGCCCGAGACTCATAGCGTCAAATCCCCCAGCTGCACGCGCAGCCGGCCAACGCCGTCATGCACCTTGATGACCGTGTCACGAATCTCCATCCGCCCCTGAGCGCCCGACCCGTTCAGCGTCATGCCGCCGTTCTTGTCGAGCATCCACCGCGGCAGGCCGTTCGCTGCCAGCGCACCAGACTTGATCACGCCGCTGATATTGGCGTCGGTGACCTGGAGCTTCTCCACGTCAATGGCATCGGCGCGCAGCTTGCCGGCCAGCGTCGTGACCGGGTTGCCCGCGCTGTCGATGATCTTGCCGAAGCTGATCGGCCCGAGCTTACCCTGCTGGATCGAGGCCTCGCGGATCACCGCGGTGTCCATATAGACCGTGCCATCATCGATGATGAACGGCTTGATCCGCCCCACGTCGGGGGAGCCGACCCAGAACCGATCCGCCAGCACCGCAAAGTCGGCGCGCTTGCCGTCGTTGAACGTTGCAAACCCCGATGCGTAGCCGTTGACCTCCAGCTTGATCGAGTAGCTGTTCTGCATCAGCGCCACTTCTTCCTGGAACGCCTCCGTCAGCTCGCTCTTGTCGATGGCACCGCTGAGCTGCTCGATCAGCTTCGCCGTGTCCTGCGGCTTTCCGGCCTTGAACGGCAAGGAAAACGGGCCGAGCTTGTTGTACTCGCTGACGAAGCGGACCCAGTACCAATAGTCGCCCGCGTCGTCATCGGGGATGCGGTCGAAGAAGGTCGCGCCCCGCGAGCTGTTGATCAACACCGCCTCGCTGCGGTCGTTGCTCTGGCCGCGCCACACCTCGGTGTAGGCATGGACGGTATACGCCTGAAACGGGTTCTCCCAAGTCAGATGCACGCCGCCGAACACCCCATCGGCGAAAAAGCCGATGGGCACCGGCGGGGTGATGCGCGCCTCGCTCGGCGTGACAACCACCGGCTGCAAGTCGCTCTGTAGTGGACTGCGCAGGCGCGCGATGCCGGAATCGACCAGCTCGCGCTTGGTCACCGCCTCGTCCAGTGGGTCCCCGCGGCGGCCCAGGCGCACTTCGACCGCCTCCTTGAGCGCGGACATGAACGCCCGCAGCGCGGGGTCGGTAGACTTGGGCGGCTCGGGAATCGCGCTGATCGGCCGGTTACTCATACCAGCTCCTGCGCCGACTGAGCGACGGCCACACCGGTCACCCGGCCGCGCGCTTCAATCTGTAGCGTCCAGCGAGTGCAACGCCGGCCCCCGCGCAGCGCCACAGGGCGCTCGTCAAGCACCTGGTAGATGTTGGCCACTCCGTCGGACACCACCAGCAAAGTGGTTGGGTACTCGGTGGCCAGCACCTGGGCGCGGCTGAAGCTCACTGGCGGTGTCTCGAAGGTCTTAGAGCGCCAGATGAACTGCTGCCCCTGCATCGACACCACGTCAAAGGCCACGCCACTCTTGCTGAGTAACACCGTCACATCGCGCTTGGCGTCGTAGTAGGCCTGCTGCAACTGGTCGGGCGTAACCGCGAGCTCGCCAAGGATCGAGAAGCCGATGCCCTCGGCGGGGTCGAATACCCACCAGGCGGCGCCGACACTGAACACGTAACGGCCTTCGTAAGCGAACGCCACAATTTGGCTCGGGGTGAAGTCGCGCAGCCAGGTCAAGCGGTCGATGTATTCGGCGCTGATAACCTGCACATCCTGGCCCGACACGGCGATCAGCCCGTCGGTGCTGGCGTAAATGACGTAGCCGCCCATGTCCACCAGGCTCTTGGCCGATAGGCACGGGTGGTTCGAGTCGAGTTCCACCGGCACGGCCGAGGCAGGATCGGCGCCAAACGCCCAATACGGTTTACCGGTGGTGGCGACCAACAGACCATTCTGCGTCGGCTTCATCCCGACGATCTGATACTTGAGCGGGTAGCGGTACTCCTCGGGCCACGCATGCGGCAGGCGCGACTCGCTGTAGCAGACGACGTTGTCGTGAAAGCCTGCGACAAAGTTCGAGGCCACCGGCACCATCTGCTTGAGGGTCGGCGCCGGCACCCAGTTGGTGCTGACCAGCGACTCGCCCTCCTCGCCCAGCGGCACACTGTCCGTCCAGGTCGCCATGGCCAGCGGCACATCGGCAATGAACTGGAAAAACGCCGTGCTGCCGTCATAGGTCGCACGGTAGATACGGCGCACGGCACCCGACACGTTGGTGTCGGGCAGGCTCTCGGCGACAAAGGTCAGCAGGCAAGTGAACGGCAGCCCGAACGGCAACTCGGCAAGCGTTGATACCGGCGACGGCGCACCCTCGTGGCCATACTTGTCCACGTAGGTGCAAACATAAGCCACGCGGATCAGATCGGCAGCCTCGCCTTCCGGCACGGTGTATCCCGGCGTGCCGACCGTCACCGCGAATTGCGGCGTTGGGATGCCCAGGCGGTAGCTCACCGGATTGACGGTCAATCCGCCCGCGGCATAGTTGTCCGCGACGGTGAAACGAGGCCCGAGCGCCGTGGTGTAGTAGATGCGCCCCCACTTGTCACTCGGCGCTACCAGCGAAGCAAAAGCCTCGCCGGTGGTATCGGAGGTGAACGCCAGCCGTGCGTCACTGTTAGCAGGTCGCAGCAGGCTTCGTACCGAAGCGGTCAGCCCGGTGAAATCGGTCGAAGGCAGTGTGCCGATGGTCGCGGGGCCGACAGTACCCGACTCAAAGCCGGCGTTGTGGGCCAGTGTGGCGAGCTTCTCGCTCAGGCGGCGCGGCTCGATCTTGGGGGCCATGCCCCCGAACTCACTCAGCGTGATCTTCACGGGCTTTGCCCCCGAACTTGCTGCGCACCCACGACTCGACGCCCTGCTCGATCAAGCTGATGGCACGCCCACCCATGTGGCCGGCAATACCGGCGAAGGCAAACGTCACCGGGGCGGGAAAACCCGCCCAGGTGCAGAGGTACGCAGTGATGATTCCGGCGAACCCGGAAATGGTCCACTCGCCAAGCAGCTCGGCGAAAGAGAACGCGGCTTGACTGCGGCGCAACCGCGCGAGGTAGCTTGCGGTGCCGCCCCAGATCGCCAGCCCCACCAGCCAGATGTAGGTCAGCCCTGTGGTATGCACAAATTCCATGATGCGAGCGAACAGCCAGTTGCCGCCTTGTCCATCCGGCATCAGAACGCCCCTGTCCGCATGGCATTGGCCAGTCGATCTGCGCGCGCGCCGACATCCGACGCCCACTTGGAATCGAGCATCTGGCGGGAGGCCTCGACAAAGTTGCCCTCCTCCAGCGCCGCGTGCATACGCCTAAAGCCAGCCAGCCGTGAAAAGCCAAGGTTGAACATCATGTTCACCAGCACTTCCTGGCGCACGGCGGACAGCGAATCGAACATGCGGAACAGCCGACGGCACTCGCCAATGGACTCGGCCACGTCGTTCTTGAGCATCAGATCGATTTCATCGTCGCGCAGACCGCGGTCATCCAGATTGCGGCCGACGCCGATGGTCAACTTGCCGACAGTGTCGCGGTAGGGCTTCTTGCGACGACCCTCATCACCGCCCAGCTGGGTGAGGAGGCGCTCAAGATTCATGGAGCCACCCGCTTGATCGGATTCAGTCGATTGGCCAGGCCGTGCTTTACGATCTGGACGACCTTATCGTCGACGGTGTTGTCGGAGCGCTTGGCGACTGTTTCCAGGCCCAAGACGATCAGTTGCTGAGTCAGCTTGCGGCTCAGCACCTTGACCAGGAGTGATGCGATGGCGTGCATGGCGGCACCTCGGTGAAAAGGCGCCGCCGTGCGCATATTAGCAGTGCTGTTATTCTACCCCAAATGAAACGGGAAGTGTTCCCTGTACAGCTCGCCGTAATACGCCATCTGGCAGTGCCGCAACTCGCCTTTGCGGTCGAACCAGAACAGGGTGTCGATCAGCCGCTCTGCCCTTTTCCACCCCTCGCGGTGCGCCCGGCTACTCAGCGTTTCATCCGGGTAGCCGCCGAGCAGCGCGTTCGCCAGCTGGTCGAGGCCGATCAGCATGGCGAGCCAATACGGCCGCTTCTCGGGGTTGGGCTCGTAAAGCCCGAGCTCACTCATGCTTGCACCCACAACCGGGCTTGCTCGGCACCAGCCAATGCCAGAGCTTCCTGAAGTTCGGCTGCCGTGGCTTCGATAACTGTGTTATCCGCCAGCACCCAAGTAACTGTAGGACTGGTCGATGCCTGCAATCCCAGGATTGCACGTGCCATTCGTGCCTGGCTGGTTTCGTCACCGTCGAAAGTGTTGCCGGCAGCAGTGGTCACCTTGATCGCTGCTACAGCCAGTGCCCGATCAGATTTCCACTCTTGGCGGGCAGCCTGTGCAGCATCAGCCGCCTTATCTTCAGCAGTCTTCAATTGGCTCCAGTTGATGGTCATACGGACGCCTCCGCTACTACAGGGTTTTCAAACACTCCTGGCTCTGGTTTAGGATCGAACGGCAGCGGAACCGGGCCGTCTTCCAGCACAGTAAGCGGCTCGGGAAACGCCACCGCGCGCGAGGGGTTCGGCCCATGCGGCAGGCGCAGGGTCAGGTGCAGCTCGCCGTCGATGCGTGAGACAGGTCCGATGATCCAGTCCGATGCGATGGCCTCGGCTGGCAGCGTGCCCCCCTCAGGCAGCGGGCCGAAATCGAAGGCCTCGCCGTTCAGGGTCAGCACGTCGCCGGCGCGGTTGGCGGCCAGGGTTTCGTCCAAGCGGACGGGGGATAGAGTGATGTGCATATTTGCTCCTTAGTACCAGCGGCCGATTGACAGAAAGAAGACCGAGATATCGCGGCTAGCTCCGCTGCTGTTTTGCACATACACCGTCGCTCCGCTTGAGGAATGCCCCTCCATCCCCGCCTTCAATTCCAGCGTGAAGGCGCTAGCTGTGTATGTCTGGAAGCTACGCACCACGCCGACGAACGCCGCTGCGTTATCAAAGGTAATGCCCGCGGTGGTTCCACCCCCTATCGTCGCGCCTTTATTTTCCCAGCACAGCTGCGTTCCATCGGCATACCGCACGTACTCCCCGTTAGCGTTACTGCCGCGCTCGATGATCGCTCCAGTTGGCACGCCGCTGGATTGAGAGACGGTGCCGAGGACGTTGCCGGTGTGGAATAGCTCGCGCCACGCGGTGGCGCCGATAGTTCGGAGAAAGCTGCGAGAACCATCCGAGGTTTGCAGCCGCTGTACCTTAGAGCCCGTAAAGCTAAGTTCTGAGTCAGTTTCCAGCCAGCCAGCGCCCGCCATACCTGCGGGTACGTTAGCTGCTGTTGAAAGGTTCACAATGGACAGCCCCATAGGGGCAGAATCGGCATCTGTAACTACGTGTCGGGAACCCAACCCAAACGCCCCCACCCCCATCAGCGCACCGGCAGTGGTATCGGTTGGCGAGGTCTGCTTAACGAGGTTGCCGGTGTGCCAGAGTTCTTGCCACGCAGACCATGTGCCCCCGCTGTTTACCCTAAACGCCATTGCGGTTTCGGTGGCTCCATAGAAGACCTGCACCACGTATGTGCTGTCCACGGCTATGTGCGTTAGATGGCCATATCCTCTCCAGCCGTTGGTCCAAGTCGATGAGTAGTACAGGCCGTTGGCAGTAATTGCATTCGCGTCAAAAGCGCCGGGGTTCTTTGAGTACCCACCCAACCCAAACAACGCCATCGCCGCCCGCACAAACGCCGTGGTCGCAATCGACGTGTCAGCGTCCTCAGCAGCAGGCGTAGGCGCAGTGGGGTTGCCGGTGAAGGTGGGACTCGCCAAGGGTGCCTTAAGACCCAATTGACTCTGAAAGTCCCCCGCCATCAGCGACTGGTAGCAGTACACGTTCCCGGACCACTCCACAGCCGTCGTGCCTTCCAGCCCACGGACCACACCCAGCAAATCCTGGGCGCTGCGAGAGGTGTAGCTGATGACCTCGATCACCGAGGGTTTATAAGGGCTGTCGGTCAGTACCAGCAAACCGCCATCTAGCGCAGGCAGCTGATACGGGGCTTCCGCGGCATACAGTGATAGCGTCGTTGCAGTGGCCGCTACCGGAGCCACGACACGCGCCTGGACGAAGTTTGAATAGCTCATAGGTCACGCACCTTGATTTTGAATTCCACTTCTTTTGCTCGGTCCTGCTCGGTGCGAACCAGGCACCTGACGGTGTAGTCGACGTAGTCAGTACCGCCGCCAAGCCATACCTTGAAAGCCACGGGCTCAACGCCGATTAGTTGGACTGCCGGATGTGGCAGAGGGCCGGCAACCAACGTCGGCGCGTCCTCCATGTCCGTGCTGATCGTCACCTGAACCGATTGGATGTCGTCGCTGACGAGCGCTGCGAACCACTCGCTCATGTCCACGTCGTAATCGAGCACGTCGCCCGGCTGTTTGTTGAAAGTCTTCACGGTGCCCTCACGCGGCGAGTTGGCGGCTGGACGCCGAGTAAATGAAGCGTCTGTCGCCCTCGCCGACCAGCACAACGCGGTCGCCCCCGGTAATGCTCATCCGGCGCCCCGGCGGTGCCGGCGAGTGCTCGTTGGCGCGGTTGTATCCGAACGGGGTCGCATCGGAGGTAGCGGTTCCCGACGCAATGACTGTCCGCTTGGCGTTACTGTCAAGTCCGGCCTGCCCGGCCGCCGACGCGTGGATTCCAAGCTCCGCCGCCGATGACTGGGCGGATGCAGCCGGAGTGGACTCGCCGCTGCCACGCAGGTGGGTGGTGGCTCGCGCCTCGCCAGCTGCGGCGGTCAGACCTGCGCCACGGCCTTTGGCGCTGAACTGGGTGTCTGCCACGCCCGATGCGGCTGAGTGGATGCCCGCTGCCTGGCCGACCATCGGGATGACCAGCTCCATCGAGCCCTTGCCCGAAGCCTTAGCCGCACACGTGGCGGTACCGGGTTGGTGTCGCTCGGCGTAGCCAGCTGGCGTCGCACGCCCCACGGCGAGGTCGATGGTGTAGACGTAGCAGGTCGCCTGCCCCGTGGCGGTCGCCAGGAGGTCGGAGTTGCCGTCGTGGTACTTGACCGTACCGCGCGCGAAGTAGGGGTCGCCCCAAGCGCTTGCGCTGCTGGCAGTGGCGCCCGTTACCTCGACGTCCAGCTTAGCGGCGGCAGCCGGGGTAGCTCCGCCAGAGGTTCCACCCGCCGCCGCGCGCACCTTGTGGGCGCCCAGGTCGAAGCCGGTTGCGACGCCCTCCGCGATCCCTCGGCCGAAGTAGCCGATTGTCCCTTCCACATGTGCCCGTGCCAGCGCACGCAGGGCGCGCACCACCAGTACAATTTGCGGCTCGGCGGGATCAACAGTAGCGACACCGTTGACCATGCGCCCGCGCGAGCGTGCGGAACGAAGGCCTTCGGCCTCGCCTCCGCCGACGCCTGTAGCTGCCCCCGCTGCGCTGAAATCGACCTTTGCCGAGTCACCGCCTGTTGCTATTGAAGGCGCGCCACCCGCTGCGCTGAACTCAACCTGGGCGCTGGCGGCGGCTGTGGCGGACGCGTTCGACGCGCCGAACGCCCGGAATTCGACCTGCCCATCGGCAGACGTTGATGCGGCAACCTCGACGGCTGCCGTGTGTGAAAAAATGCGCTCTACAGTGCCTTGTCCTGTGGCCGCACACGTGGCGATACCCGCCACCGAGATAGCCCCGGCAGCGAGCGCTCCACCCCAAAGGGTACGGCCAAAGAACAGCATCGGCGATTACGCCAAAGTGACCGACAGGGAGCCGACCGGGAAACTCAACACGTCAGACGGGTCGAGTGTCTTGGGGTTCTGCAACGGGGCGTGGTAAAGCAGGTTACCGGCAGCCGATGCGTCGAAGATCCCCCAATGGGTGACGGTCACCTGTACGTCGGAGATAGCCGGGAACGTCAGCGTCCGGGTGTTGGAACCCGAGCCGTTCGACGCCGCCGTGAAGCCGTCCGAAACTACGCTAGCGTGGGCGCGCTGGCGGACATAGGCGCTGTCAGTCAGCTCTGCGCCAGTACCGGCGTCAGTGGGATCGGTTTTAAACAGTGCGACATAGACCGCACCGCCCGTATAGCCGCCGCCGCGCAGGGTGGCGTTGAAAAGTGCGTTTTCAAGGTAGTCAGAAAAGCCCGACATGGTGACCTCCAGTAGAGAAGCGCCACCGTGCGCGGGTATACATTAGCATTGCTTATATTTTAGCTCAATCGAACGGCCAAAGCCCCTTGTTTTGTGCTACGCCAGGAATCAGCGAGCGCACCTTTGCCTCGCCTTTCAGGTCCGGGTCGAACAGCCCGGCGATGCGGCTCACGGTGGGCGAGATCCCCAGAATCGGGTTCATGCCCCACTCGGCCTGCTGCTCCATCGAGCGCAACACTTCCCACGGACCGAAGCCGCCGGCACGGGTGAACAAGTCGCTGATGTAGCTCAGCGACTCGTCCATCGCCGAGTCGTACTTCTGTGCCCGCTTCTGCTGCCCATTCATGCGACGAATCCAGTCGCGCGTCTCCAACGACGCAGCCGCCAGCGGCAGCATGAATACGCCGAACAGAACCAGTGGCGCAGCGACAAAGGCCAGTTGCGCAGGATCAACACCCTCTTTTTGCCCCCAGCGGCGATGCACTTCACGCCACAGACCGCCGAGCACAGTGTCGCCGTAGGTGTAGAGGAAGTGCTTCAACTGCCAGATGAATTTCAGGTATGGGTTGTTGCCCCAGTCGGTCGCCTGGAAGCGGCTCGGGTTGAGCGTCGCCGCGTTGACAAACTGGTTCACCGCGTCGGCCACCGCTTTTGCCGGGCCACGCTGCGCCAATGGCAGAT